GATAAATCAATTGAAGATATTGTTTCAAAATTACGTTCTAATACACCTATGACTTTTGAACAATTGTTGGATGACACTTTAATAAAATATGACATTGATCCAAGTAAAATTTCAAAAGAAACTAGAGCTAAGTTATTGCGATCTAGAAAAGCAGTTCAAGAATTTTTTGAAGGTGGAACTAATTTTGAACACACATTACCTAAATCGTTAATTAAATATATTGATAACCCAGATAAAAAAGTAGAGTTGTTATTAACAGGATCAAGAACTTCTCCCGAACTTAATCAATTCAAATTAAGGTATGATCGAATGTTAAATGGAGCTGTTTCTAGGTATTTAGGAACATCTAAAGATGGGGTTAAATATAATTTAACACAATATAATGACGCAGTAGATAAAATTAGAAAGACTGTTAGAAAATTAACCGGAGGATATGAAGTAGGATATTTAAAATTTAATAAAGCAGGTGAAGCTACTGCAGTAGTACCTAATACTAAATCTCTTTTAGAAGGGGGGAAAAATATAGGACCCGAAACATTGCAAAAATTATCTCCTTTTGAAAATTCAAAATATCATAATAATTTAATTAAAAACTATACTAAAAACCCTGGGGCGGAAGAGTTTAATACATTGAAAACAGCTTTTCCAAATCCAGATGAAATAGCTTTGTATAAAGACCAAGAAAAAGCATATAATCAAATTAATAAATATTTAAAGATGTCAAAGAAAAAGTTTATAGAGTTTGCAAATAAAAATATTGATAATCCTGCAGTTCAAGCAATTTTTAAATCTCCTTACGGTAAAGCAACGGCGGTAACTGCAGCTAGTTTACTTCCTTCTAAATTAGCAGCTGAAACAGGGCAAATGCCTCAAGGTTCTCCTGGACAATTAAATAAATTAAAAGAATTTGAAGCAGATCCAGTAACAGGAACCCTTGCAGCAGGAGCATTGTTTGGTGCTAAACCTATTGCTAAAGGAGCAAAGTGGTTAGGAAAAAAAGCATTACAAGCTTTAGGTTCAGTTCCTGTATCCTTAAGTTTTTTTACAGCGACTGTTAAAAAGAATTTAAAAGAAGGTAAATCTTTACCGGATGCTATTGTAGATGCTGAAGCTGGTATAGAACTTTTATTTCCAGAAGTTGCAAAGAGAGCGGGTTTTGGAATGAAAATTTTAAACCCAATAGCAAAGCGTATGACACCTGTTGGTGTAGGTTTAACTACAGCCGGTCTTTTAAAAGATAGAGCTATGGCTATGGGAGAAGAATCGAATAGAATATTTGATTTACCCGCAGGTTCTTACGAACAAGAACAAGCAATAGAAGATTTCGCAACTAAAAGTTATAAACCATATAACCAAGGCGGCCGTGTAGGTTTCGCTAAAGGACCAAAGGATCCAAGTAAAAGAGCTTTCATAAAAGGTGTAACTGCTCTTGCAGCATTACCTATCATTGGAAAGTATTTTAAAGTTGGAAAATTTTTAAGTAAAACTAAACCTTATTTAGGACCGGTCATAGAAAAAGTTAAAGGCATGCCAGACTGGTTTCCCGGTCTTGTTAAAAAACTTTGGAATGAAGGTGAAGATGTAACCAAACAAGTAGCGTACGGTGAAAGGCAAATTGTTAAAAGAGGTACACTTGAAGGTGGTGATGATGTAGACTTAGTTTATCAAATGGATACTGGAGACGTTAGAATAGATGTAACACCTAAAAAAGGAACTTATGAAACTTCTAGCGGAGCTTACAACAAAGAATATGAGTTATACTATCAAAAAGGTCAAGCAGATGAAACAACAAAAGGTAAAAAACCACCCGATGAATTTTCTGTTAGTGAAGTAGAAGGAATAGTAGATCCACACGCTTTAGATGTGAATTGGGAGGGTAGAATAACTGATGTAGATGATGCAATGTCTGATTTAACAGAAATTGAAGCATTTGCTAAAAGTAAATCAACTAAACAAATTCATAAGCAAAAAGGGACCAAGAAGAAAGATGTAGCTCCTGATTATGAATTAGATCATTACTATGATTTATTTGACTAAAAAACTAACAACCACAGTACCCCCTAAAAGAGGGCCTATTCCACAGTTGAATATTCCCTCAAAACAAGTTAAAACAATATCGGAGAAAATAAATGGCAGAAATAGACAAAGCTTTACCCAACGTAAGGCAAACAATAAACATTCCTAGTCCTGAAGAAGTAGCTGTAGAACAACAGCAAGCTCAACAAGATTTAGAAGAACCTATTGAAAAAGTAGAAAACGAGGACGGAAGTGTAGATATAAATTTTGATCCTGCAGCGGTGAATCCAGGGCAAGATCAAGGCCATCATTCTAACTTAGCAGAATTATTACCTGATGATGTTTTAGATAGATTAGGAAGTAAACTTCATCAAGACTATACAGATTATAAATCTTCAAGAAAAGATTGGGAAAGAGCTTATACAATTGGTCTAGACTTATTAGGATTTAATTATGATGATAGATCAGAACCGTTCAAAGGTGCATCCGGTGCAACTCACCCTGTACTAGCAGAAGCGGTTACACAGTTTCAAGCGCTCGCTTATAAAGAATTATTACCAGCAGATGGTCCGGTTAGAACTCAAATTATGGGACTACCTACACCTGACAAAGAGCAACAGTCGCAAAGAGTTAAAGATTTTATGAACTATCAATTGATGGATCAGATGAAAGAATACGAGCCAGAGTTTGACCAAATGTTATTTAATTTACCTTTAGCAGGCTCTACATTTAAAAAAGTTTATTATGATGAATTGATGCAGCGAGCAGTTTCTAAATTTGTTCCTGCAGATGATTTGGTTGTTCCGTATACGGCTACCTCATTAGACGATACGGAATCTATCATCCATGTAGTTAGAATGACCGAGAATGAATTAAGAAAACAACAGGTAGGAGGATTTTATAGAGACATAGAAGTTAATCCATCTTATCTTGATGAAACAGAAGTTGAGAAAAAACAAAGATCTTTAGAAGGAGTTACTAAAGGAAGAGACGACAGAATGTTTTCTATTTTAGAATGTCATGTAGATATAGACTTAGAAGGATTTGAAGATGTAGGCCAGGACGGAGAACCTACAGGAATTAAATTACCTTACATTGTAACTTTAGAAGAAGGTACAAGAAAAATTTTATCAATCAGAAGAAATTATGAAGCTGGAGATCCATTAAAGAAAAAAATTAATTATTTTGTTCACTTTAAATTTTTACCGGGACTTGGTTTTTATGGTTTTGGTTTAATTCATATGATTGGTGGACTATCAAGAACAGCAACTTCAGCGCTAAGACAATTATTAGACGCTGGAACTTTATCAAATTTACCTGCCGGATTTAAAATGCGTGGAATCAAAATGAGAGACGAAGCGCAATCTATCCAACCTGGAGAATTTAGAGACGTCGATGCACCAGGTGGAAACCTAAAAGATGCATTTATGATGCTTCCATTCAAGGAACCATCACAGACTTTATTACAGCTTATGGGCGTCGTGGTACAAGCAGGACAACGATTCGCATCCATTGCGGACCTGCAAGTGGGTGATGGGAATCAACAGGCAGCTGTGGGCACGACCGTAGCTATGCTAGAAAGAGGATCGAGAGTTATGTCTGCGATTCATAAAAGAGTGTATGCTGCGATGAAAAAAGAATTTAATTTATTGGCAAGAGTTTTTAAACTATATCTACCTCCGGTTTATCCGTATGATGTTGTTGGGGGCCAAAAACAAGTTAAGCAAATGGACTTTGACGATAGAATAGATATTTTGCCAGTTGCAGATCCAAATATTTTCTCCCAAACTCAAAGGATTTCCCTTGCACAAACGGAAATGCAATTGGCAACTTCAAATCCACAACTTCATAATCAATATGAGGTTTATCGGAATATGTATGAAGCATTAGGAGTAAAAGATATCGACCTAATTTTGAAAAAACCACCTCAGCCAATGCCAAAAGATCCGGCATTAGAGCATGTTGACGCTTTAGCGGGACAAGTTTTTCAAGCTTTCCCTGGACAAGACCATAGAGCGCATATTACAGCGCATTTAAACTTTTTAGCAACTAATATGGTGAGAACAGCGCCTGCAGTGATTGCCTCAGTTGAGAAAAACTGCCTAGAACACATAAGTTTGATGGCACAAGAGCAAATTGAGCTTGAATTTAAGGAAGAATTACAACAATTAGCGCAAATGCAGCAAATGGCGCAACAAAATCCGCAAATTCAGCAACAAATGGCACCTTTACAGCAAAAAGTAGAGGCTAGAAAGGCCATTTTGATCGCTGATATGATGGAAGACTTCAAAAATGAAGAGAAAAAGATCACTTCTCAGTTCGATCATGACCCAATTGCTAAATTAAGAGCTAGAGAGCTCGATATTAGAGCAATTGACAATGAGAAGAAGAGAAAAGAAGCTCAAGATAGGTTGAATATTGATAAAATGAAGGCTATGATGGCACAAGATATTCAAGAAGATAAACTTGAACAAAACGAAGAATTAGCTGAAATGAGAGCTGATACTTCCTTAGAAAAGCAAGAAATGGCTAATCAAAACAGATTAACCCTTGCTAGAATGAAACCAAGAACAAATGGGAGGACATAATGGCATTTCCAATTTTCGGAGCACTTAAACTTGCTTTAAACGCTGGAAGTCACATATACAAAAAGCGTCAAGAGACAAAAATGGCTATGGCTGATGCACAGCACATGCACGCCGTTAAGATGGCCCGCGGTGAGGAAGCTTACCAG